AAGTGAAGTCATAATACGGAAGAGAGATATTGGGCCATGCTCTGTTTCGATTTGCTGAAATAATCCTTTCAGAGGATGACCCCGGATCATAAGTACTTGCCCAATCGTAACCATCGCCGTGAAACGGCCCCCACGGCTCGTTTATAAAGCCTAATCTACGGGCAAGCTGTCTGCGCCATTCAGTTGTAGTTTGGTACAAAGTATAGCTCGTGTCTTCGGCTATCGTTACCGTGCCTGATCCCACACCCCAACGATTTGGGAAGGTAATATCAAACTGACCTGAAGAAATCCTGAATTGATCACCGGAAGCCACTCCTACGCCGCTGCTTAAAGCCCCAGACATCAGGAAATAACTAGATCCAGTTTCCGTAGCATGGCTCCAAAGTGACCAGTGTGTAACCGTACCCCAACTACCAGTTGCTTCAGCAAAATCGATGGCAGAAGAATTGGTTATATTGTCATTGGTATCGAAGCCAAACTTGCTGAACATACCCGAAGAAGAACTGGTATTTGCATTATGGTCGTTATCAACAACCTGCACACGGGCATAGCCATTCCCAGAGATCTCATTCGAGCCTGTATTCCCATCAAGCGGATCTCCGGTGTGTAGACCCAACCACATCCCTGCAGGGATCGAAAATTCAGCCTTTTTAAAAAGATGCTTGATCAGGGCAAGCTCTAGATTATCGCTAAGAATAGCCATCAGCCGCTCCTATTAATCAATATTGATGTCGAGATCGCCCGCTGGGATTCTGAAAATATCGCCAGTGGAAATAGTTTTATCGGCAGTTAACTGGGCGTGTACGATCATGTCTGAAGCTGACCCGCCGCTAGATGCTGGCATGATCATTACTGCTACTACAGTGCCATAGTTTGCCGTTGCTTCGGGAAACTCGATTGCCGAGGTGTTGGAAGCGTTGTCGCCTGACACAGTAAAGGCAACTGACTGACGGGCATAGCCGCCGCCAGAAACTTCGGTGCCGAGTGCTGAATCCGTGGGATCTGTGGTGCAAAGCGCCACGTACCAAGCAGTCGGTCGTGTTACTGAATCTGAAGTCAGCAAGTATTTTAAAGTGTGTGTTTCAAAACTGTTTGAGAGGCTCATGTGTTTCTCCTGTTCCTCAAATCGTGATGGTGAAAGAGGACACAGCTAACCTGTCTCCTGCGAAAAGATTGACGTTGGTTAAGGTGAGATCACCGCCGCCGCCTTCGTTAGTCACAGTGCCTCTGAAGACTTCGGAGCCACCGCTAGTAAAGACTTTGAATTGGGTTGCCGTACCAGCATTGATCGTAGTGTACGTGGTAATGGCGTTAGCAGAAACGGAGCCACTATCTGCGGCTCCGAATGCTGGGTTGGTAAGGGGCAATGTTGCTAACTCGTTATCTCCAGCATCTAGGATTTGCAGAGTACCTGCAGAACCGCCGCTGTCGATATCGTCCACGATGCCGTTCAAGGCGGCATTCTTAGCACGATTGGTTAAAGTGATTGCCACTGCCCCTACCTAGACTATGCGAGGTTGTAGTTCGCTGTGAACAGAGCTTCTGGGCGAAGAATCTTGCGCCCGTAGAGACTCATGCCGCGCACGATGTCTGCAAAGGTAGTAGGTGACCGGAAGGTCTCAGTCTTGGCAATCTGTTGAGCCGTAGCTACCGCAGATGCGTGACCAGCAACCATCACACCGAAGTTAGTCTCAGAACCCGCAGAATCGGCTGTTCCAGCACCAGTACCTAAGTATGGAAGGTTGTTAGACTTGTAGATTGAGAACCCACGAAGTGTTCCGGGCAAGCGTCCGTTACGCAACTCATCACCACCACCGAAGTCAGCGTTAATAAGCTTACTAGACTCATCCATCAGTACTTCTGCGAATACCGGATCGATCACTACCCAGCGGCCATCTGTATCTACGTTGGCTTGATCCATTTGCCGTGCAATACGGTTTAGGATTGCCAATGGAGAAGTGATACCACCAGCACCGCCACCAACAGCAATTGGGATAGAAGTAACTTCACTCGCTACGCCAAGATCGCTGCCACCGAATGTTGTGATATCCAGCTTGTTAGCTGCCAACATTTCGTCATTGCCAGCGTTAGTATCGGCTTTAGTACCGTTAACATCGCCCGCTGCGGAACGCCGCGCCCATGATGAAGGTGTCTTCCAACCACTTAGGTAGCCAAGTACTTCTGCATCAAATGTATCACGCAGCTTGTAACCTGCACGGTCACTAGCAAGCTGGCCGAACGAAACATGCGAATGCGCCTCTTCTATATCATCGATAGCGAACTGGAAGTAGTTGGCCTGATCAACAACCATAGTGAAGTCAGCGTCTGTAAGATCCTGAGTAGCCAGTGTCGTACCACGCTCATATGTAGTGATAGTGATATCTGGTTCTTTAATGATTTTTACAGAGTCACCGAAGTTAGCGATTTCTCCAGCGTAGTCAGTGTTAGTTACTGACTCTACTACAGACGCCTTCCTCAGAGCCTTCTGGACCTTTTTCGAGTAGATTACTGGGCTGAAATTGCCCGAATTGAGGTTAGAATAACCTGATGCCTTTGGAAATGCCATTGCTTTAAAATCCTTGTATGAAATGGCTTAAAATAAACTTCTAGGCACACGTAATTGTGTGATTAATAAAATGATTAAATAATTCTAGAAGCAGCTAGATCAGACAATTAAACAACAGTGTCAGCTTGATTAGAGTATCGCTAATGGCGGGTCTAACGCACTGGTAGACTTTGTTTCTATTATCTGGGAGGGAGATGCGGGGTATACTTCTAAGAGTGGCCTACATCTATGAAATCAATGGTTTCATTATAACACATTGACGTAGTTATTACAATAGTTAATTAC